TCAAAAGATATCTCAAAATACTGCTGCTATCGCTTCTAATACTACAGCTATCCAAAGTAAAGTAGATAAGGTAGATGGATTTGGACTTAGTTCTAATGACTACACCTCTCAGGAGAAAACTAAGTTAGCAGGTTTAAACAATTACACGTTGCCTACAGCTTCAGATACAGTTAAAGGTGGTATTAAAGTTGGTACAGGTTTAACCATGAATGGGGAAGTACTTAGTGCAACTGGTGGTGGTATGGCAGATTCAGTTGAATGGGATAATGTATTAAGTAAACCAAAATTTGCTACAGTTGCTACAAGTGGTGCATATAATGATTTAACTGGTAGACCAAATTTAGCTACAGTTGCCACTTCTGGTAGTTATGTAGATCTTAGTAATAAACCAACTATACCTACTGTGGATGTAACAAAGTCTTATGTAGATACACAATTAGCTACTAAAGCTAATGCAAGTAATGTGTATACAAAAGCTGAAGTAGATAGTAAGGTTAGTAGTGTTTATAGAGTAAAAGGATCTGTTGCTAGTTATGCCAATCTACCTACTGTGGATGTAACAATAGGTGATGTTTATAATGTTAATGATACTGGTGCAAACTATGTAGCTACATCTACCACGCCAACATGGGATAAACTTAGTGAGACTGTAGATCTATCTGGTTATGCAACTACTGCTGCAATGAACTCAGCATTAGGTAACAAGGTCGATAAAGTATCAGGGAAAGCCCTTAGTACAAATGATTATACTACAGCTGAAAAAAATAAGTTAGCTGGTATTGCAGCTAGTGCAAATAATTACAGTTTGCCTGCAGCTACTTCATCTGTATTGGGAGGTGTTAAAACAAGTACTGGTATTACTAACTCATCTGGTACAATTAGTGTAACATACGGTACTGCAGCTGGTACGGCTTGTCAAGGAAATGATTCGAGACTAAGTAATTCTCGTCCAGCATCCGATGTTAGTGCTTGGGCTAAAGCTAGTACAAAACCAACTTATACTTGGACTGAAATTACAAGTAAACCTAGTTGGATTGGATCATCTAAACCTACCTACACTGCATCTGAAGTTGGAGCATTAGCAAGTGGAGGTACTGCAGTAAATGCATCAAAAGTTGCTAATTCATTTATATTTAAAGTAGCAGGAGGAAGTACAGAAGGCACAAACTTATATACCTTTAATGGGTCTGCAGCTAAAACAATTAATGTAGTAGCTGGTAGTAATGTAACGCTTACTCCTACTTCTGGACAATTAAGTATATCTGCTAAAGATACTACATATGGTATAGCTTCTGCATCTGCAAATGGTTTAATGAGTTCGACTGTATATAATAATTTAAATACACAACTTTATGTTTATGGTTATTTCAGCCAAAGTCAAGCGCCAGATTATTATACTATAGATTATAAGTTTATAAACCCAATTACAGGTGAGATAAAACGTAATAACAAAATAGAATTAAGGTTCGCAGATACTACTTATTCAGGTATTATGTCTCCTGTAGATAAAAGAAAATTAGATTCTTGTCCTACTGGGTCTGGCATTACAGAAATTCGATCAATTACTCAATCAGAATATGATGTTTTAAGTACAAAAGTAGCCACAACATTATATATAATTACAGGCTAAACTAAAAATAAAATTATGATAAAATTAGGAAGTACAGAAATAGCAAATGTAATGTTAGGAACAACTAAAGTTGATGCAATATTTCTTGGTAATACTAAAGTATATCCAATTCTTGATTTACCTGCAGTAGAGGGAGTATATGTATATCATGTAGACAAGAAATTTTATACTTTTCCTGAATTTCAAAAATTATCCAATACTGCTATATCACAAGTTCTTGGATTTGCTATTATAGATAATCAAGGTTCGTTTTTATTGCCACCTAGAGTAAATCTATCTAATGGCTACAGGTGGTGTCCTGAAAATTTTGATACTTTCATAGTACCAGATGTTGGAATTGGTGGTGATGATCTTAATGGTAGACAAAATACAGAAACATTATATAATACTTTTCAGAATGTCGCTGGATCGAATGAGTATGCTGCTGGATATGCATATAGGTTTACTCCTGTACCGATTGGTACTAATTGGTATTTACCATCTATTGGTGAACTTCTTATAATTTATAAGTATAGATCAGAATTACAAGATTGGGTAATTGATACATTTGGTTTTTCTTATTTTAGTTATAAAGCCTTTTGGTCTTCTACTCAACAAGATGCTACTACAGCTTGGTTCCTAGATGCTAATGCTGCTTCATATACCACCGCACCAAAAAGAAAACTTAACACAGCACTTCCAGTAATTAAATTAGGTTAACAATAACCGCTATTACTTAGGGTAGTGTCAATTTATATAGAAGAACTTTTGATGACTAAAGACGTTATAGCATCAATTCTCATATCAAAAAATACCAAACGCTAACTGAAGTAAAATTTAGTTAGCGTTTTTGTTTTCCTTTCATATCAATCTATTATGTTAAATAAAATTCATCGATATTTTTTATTGTCCCAAGGAGTATCTAGTATGAACTACTTTAAAGAACTATTTAACGATGGTCCAGCCAAATTTATTTCCTGCTTATTAACAGGAGCATTTAGTTGGGTGGCAGGTAGTTTTACGCCCTTATGGACAGTTCTATTTATCCTACTGCTAATCATATTAGTAGATGCTTATTTAGGAGGTAAGATAGCGTTTAAAAATCAAAAGAAGTTTGAATCAAGAAGACTATGGAAAACCCTACGCAAATTTGGTTGGTGTGGTGCTATTATATGGTTTGCAAATCAAATAGATGTTAGTATATTAGTATCTATAGATGCTCATCTAGTAGAATTCTTTGCAGGACTTATTGCTGGAGTAGAACTATGGTCTGTTATAGAAAACTTGGCTACATTATATCCAGATGGACCTTGGAAACTTCTAAATAAGTTCATACGTAAAAAAGGCGAAAAGTATCTTGATATTACTATAGATAGAGAAGATTTGCCTAAGATAAGAAAATTGGTTAAAAAGATTAAATAGTGAATTTTATACATTACATAAAATTAGGTGCTATACTATTGATAGCAGTTTTAGGTTTTGATAATTACAGATTAAATAAAAAGGTAGATAATCTAGATAATGCGTTAGCTAGAACTTCTGTGAATTTACATTACTACGAGAAGGCTCTCTCAGGAATGGAAGAACAAAACAAAGTATTACAATTAACTGTAGATGACTTCAAGAATTCTGAAGATAGTTTAGTACAAGAACTAAGAAAACAATCTAAAGAACTTAAAATAAAGGATAAGAAATTAAAAGAAGTCGCATCAGTAGAAACTATTATTTCGGATACAATAACTCAAGAGATTCCAGTAGACAGGAATTTTACAGTAGAGTTAAAGCCAAATCAATTGACAACTATCAAAATAGAAAGAATAGACAGCATGATCACACATGTGCTGGATATAAAGAATCGTCAAGATCTATTTATATATGAAGAGAAAGTATGGCGTAAAAAAGGTTTCTTTAGACGCTTATTTACTTTAAATTTTAAGAAGGATATAATTCCTCATTATCAAATAGTTAATTCAAACCCTTTAATACAAGTAACAGATACAAGGGTTATCAAAATATCAAAATAATTGCAAAATATTTCAATTTAGTATTAATCAATAAATAAATTGAAACTATGCATTTGAACAAAATATTAGAACAAATCAAACGCCATCAATCTCCATCAGAGGCTATAGATAAATTATCTACTGCTAGTAAATGCTTCAAGTGAGCCAATTACTGGTTCACAAGTTAGTGCTGGGAACAGATACATCGCATATTTTAATAAATGTGACAATGTAATACAGTTGATGAATTATACTCCTGCACCAGCTGCCTAAATATTAATCAAGATATATGGGCAGCTATGAGAGTTGCCCATATTCTTTAAATTTATAAAGATATGACATTCTCTCAGTTAACGTCGGGTACAAGAATACACGTACTCGAGATAACAGGTACTTTTAAAAAGAACACAACGTACAGTTTAGGAACGGTAGTCAGTGTATCAAAACCCTATGACGAACCAATGCCACCGACACAATTTCCGATACCTATGCAAAATAGGCGTAAGCTCGTGGATCTAGTGATTTCGTGTGATGGTGAACAAAGAAAACTGTCAGTATCTGAAGATAAAACAATGATGACCGATTCAAACATTGGTCTTACTATAGCCACAGAAAAATCACAAATTATTAATATGGTTAGACAATCTCTAGAGGATTGTAGAATTAAGAAAGAGAGCTTAAGTAAGATTGATGAGGAGATGAGGAGATGTGAAGACATCTTAAAAATACTTAATGTAAATTCGGACATAACAACCAATGTGACAAAAGATTTCAAAGAACTTGATGAATTGAGAGCTGAAGTGAAAGAGCTTAAACAACTTTTACAAAATATTTCTACTGTTCGTCCGGAAGAAAACAATATCGATCCTCCTACTGAGGAAAAAGAAAATGAAATCTAAAACACAAAGGTTGGCTATTTAGTCAACCTTTTTTATTTTAAAATAATATGAGTACACTTTATAATAATAAATACGACATTCTAGCTAGTACAATTCAACCTAATCCTGCATCTGTTAAATATTGGGCAGATCTATCATCTAATTCAAATGGTGGTGATTTAAAGTATTTTAATGGTACTAAATGGGTTTTAGTCAATAATAAAGCTACTGAAGGCATCTCTCAGATAAAGCAACAGATAGCGGATTTAGAACAAAACAAAGAAGATAAAGTTGAAGGTAAAGGACTATCTACTGAAGATTATACTACACAAGAGAAAAATAAACTTGCTAGTCTTCAGAACTATAATGATAGTGAAGTAAGAGAATTGATTTCAGCGTTGAACCTTAGATTAACCACTCTAAGTGAGGATCTTGAAAGTTTGGAAGCTAGAGTTGCTGTATTAGAAACACCTGCTGCATAATGGAATTAAAATTAAATAGAATCTTTCTTGGTAGCTCTGCAACTATTGGAGAGCTACTAGTCAATGATAAACATTTGTGTGATACCCTCGAAGATAGAGTAAGACCAGAAGGAGAAAAGGTTTATGGTAAAACTGCAATACCTGAAGGTACTTATGAAGTTAAATTAACACATTCTCCAAGATTTAAGAAAATATTACCAGAAATCCTTAATGTCCCTAACTTTAGCGGTATTAGAATTCATACAGGTAATAGTTCTAAAGACACAGAAGGATGTATACTTGTAGGTACTTGGGATGGTGAGAAAGAAGATTGGGTAGGTAATTCTAGAATAGCATTCGATGAACTAATGGCTTTACTTGAGGAAGCTACAAATAATAAAGAAAAAGTAACAATAACTGTAAAAAGTTTATTAAATTAATTATGATATTTAATTCACTAAATACAATAATAGATGATATATTTCTTACTTATAGAGATAGTAATATATCCGAAAGTGAGAATTTGTCACGTATACAGGTAGAACAGTGGATTCATCAATATAGGGCCTATTTAATTAAGCAAGATTTAGATAAAGGTCGAGATATTAATCCTAGCTATATGCAGACATTAGGTCCATTACATATATCTAAAGTAAGTACATGCGGTGTTCCTAATGGGTTTCATTATATATCAGATGAGGAATTACCTAAATTTATAGATTTGCATTTTGGTACTGGTCTAGTAGCAGTTAAAGACATGTATGGTAACCTCATTCAAGTTGGTAATGAAACAAAAGCTAAATATCAGACAAGTAGAAAATATACATGTAATGATTATATCGCTTACTTAAAGAATAATCATTTATATTTAAATGGACCTGGCTTTCTAGAGTATGTAGAAATAGAAGGCATCTTAGAAGACCCTACAAAAGTAGCAGATTGTTATGACTATGACAGTCCATATCCTATACCTGCTAATATGATCCCTACTTTGAAGAACTTAATATTTAGCAAAGAACTAAATATAATGTTAACTGTACCTACTGATAATACAAATAATAGTACTAATGATGTAAAACAATAATGAATGGAAACTAAGTCATATACTGGAAAAGATTTTTATACTAGCTACTGTGATTACATAGAAGATAACCCATTATATCAAGTAGACTATAAAACATTTAGAGGAGTAATTAATGATTACTTCAAATACTTGAGAGATGAACTAATAGAAAATGGTAAAGAAATAAAGTTACCATGCAGATTAGGTACATTAAGTGTAATTAAACATAAGCCTAAAGAGTATTCTGGAAAGAGCCTTAGAATAGATTATGCGGAATCAAAGAAGCTAGGTAAAATGGTATATCACTTAAATGAACATTCAAATTTCTATAAATATAGATTTTATTGGAATAAGCATAATATGCTTACATCAAATAAGACTATGTATCAATTAGTAATGACTAGAGATAATAAGAGGCGGCTAGCCCAAATTATTAAAAATAAGGAAAGAGATTACTTAGAACTGTAAATTTTATGATAACAAAATTAACATCAATCAAAACTGCGATAGCCAAAGTAATAGCAGATCTAGGGTTAGAGGAAGATGAAATTAAAATCTCAGATTTTAGAGAGTGGGCAGCTGAGGCTATTGAAAAAATTGGTGCAGTACAACAGTTTGAACACATTGTTTCAGGTGTAGAAGGTGCCCCAATTATCAAAATACACTGTCATCAAGCACAGTTACCTTGTAACCTACATAAATTACATCAAGTTGCATATTCTTTCAATTGTGATGGGCCTTGGTTTCCTATGAGGAAAGCTACAGGTTCATTTGCTGCTTGGGGATGTGATGAATGCTGTGATTGTGAGAAACCCGAAATATGGGTTAAGGATGAAGTATTAGTAAATCTAGTTGTAGATCTATACGGTAATATAGATAAAACCGAAGCTCTAGAAATGCTAAATACTAATAAAAACATGAAGACTATACTTAGGAATCTGATTAATAAACATACTATTAATTTAGATTATATGAGAGGTAATACAAGCACTAATCCTAATTGGGATTTACAGTATAGTATTAAACCCGGTTATATAATGACAAATGCACCATGTGGGTATCTGAAATTATCATATAGTGCTATACCTACTGATGAAGATGGGTATCCATTAATTCCAGATAGTGCTTCATATATGGAAGCAATTTACTGGTACATTGCACAAAAAATAGGATTTCAAAAGTATATAAGAGGCGAAATGAATCAACGTATATATTATGATATGCGTAATTCTTGGAACTTCTACTGTAAGCAAGCATATGCAGAAGCTATGCTACCTAATGAAGATGAATTAGAGTCTATTAAAAATACATGGAACAAGATACATACAGAATTTCTTGATCATAACACATTTTATAGTCATACTGGTTCTAGACAACATATATATAATGCTAATTAATTATGAATGCAAGAAGACAAACAAATACATTTTCTGGTGGCATGAATATGGACGTAGATTATTCTGTCTTAAAAGAAAATCAGTATATTTATGCTGAGAACATTCGTATATTAACGAATGAAGGGTCTTCTTTTGCAGCAATGCAAAATATAGAAGGGTTCCTAGCGTGCAGACCTTCTTCAAATTTGTCTGGTGAAACTATTATACATGTTACCACAATAAGAGATTGGGCGATTGTCTTTACTAAGATTAATGGCACTAACAATAATAATGTCTATAGAATTGATTTTTCTAGATCACAAGAAGAACCAATCGTGACGAAAGTAGTAACCAATAGACCTTTAGATATAACAGTTTCATCTAGTAATGTTGCTGCAATTAGTAGCGTATGTAGATGGGAAGCAAAAGATAATGTAAAAGTATATTGGGTAGATGGACATGCTCAAATCAAAGTAATAAATGTAGATGATAGCCATATAAAAAGTAATGAGAACATTACTTCAGATAACATAGTAATGTTACCAAAGGCTACATTAGCGCCATTTGAATTTAATGGATTTGGAACAGGTAGTTTAGAATCTGGAATGATACAGTACTGTTATCAATTGTTCAAAGTAAGAGGTACAGAATCTGCGATATCCCCACTTACTCCTCTTTATCATTTGAGTGATGGTGATCAAAAGACAAATTATAATGCTGTAAAAGGAAGTTCTAAAGGACAGAATACTGGTAAGTCTATAAAGCTACAGGTAAGAAACAATAGCACTGGATTTGATAGACTTAGAATAATCTCTTTATTCTATAAGGCAAAGAATGAGGTACCTGTAATATCTATAGTAGATGATATAGTTATTGGCACTGGTTCTGTAATAAACTATGAAGATAAAGGTGGTAGTCTAGTATCTGAATTAAGTATTGATGAATTTAATTCATTAGCCAATTATACATTTATACCTGAAGTAATAGAATCTAAAGATAATAGATTATTTGCTGCTAATCTTACTGAGGAAACATGGGATGTAGAATATGATGCTAGAGCATTTAGAGCTAATTCTTCTGGTAATGTATTATTGTTATCTAACTCTGGTTCTTCGTTAAACTTTGCTCTATCAGCATTAACTACTACAAATATACCTAAAGACCACGATTGTATATGCCCATTTAATGTAGACGGCAGTGCATACAAATACACTACTTCTCCAACAGGAGGATACATACAAGGTGGAAAAGGCAAGAATGTATCATATAGATTTATTACTACAGATTTACTAGAAGATGCATCTACTACATCTAGAGGAATGATAAATGAAGAATTTACATTCAATGCTTCTTCAAGATCACTTACTAGTTTAGGTATTAACTATGAAGGTAACGATAAATCAAATTCAATAAGTTTATCGTCTGGTAATAAGATACCAAACTATTCTAATGCCGAAATAGAGTCCAAAGTAAAAGGATATATGAGGGATGAGATTTATAGATTTGGTATTGTACTATACAATAAACAAGGTTTAGCGTCTCCTGTACATTGGATAGGTGATATAAGAATGCCATCTAATAAAGATTCTGGTTATAAGTTTTTTACTTCCAATGATGCTAGTGATTATGGATCTAATTTATCAGTTGTTACTAAACCTCTTGGCATTGAATTTGAAGTAAAGAATTTACCATCAGATGTGGTAAGATATGAAATAGTTAGATGCGAAAGAACTCTATCTGATAGAACTATATTAGCTCAAGGAGTAGTAAGTTGCATTACAAATTATGATAGAGACTCTAATATCTTAACACCATTCCCATATCTAGCTTATTCAAATAAGCATGGTTACTATGCAAAGACTCACAACAATGGAGATTTCCAATATACCTTTAACTTGTCAGATACACAATCTAATAATTATTTCATGTTTGTATCTCCAGAAATAGCAGTCAACAGAGAAAATGCTGATGCATTAATTGATAAGTTTCAAACAATTGAGAAGGTAGGGCATATGACATCCCCTATTACTGCGGATGGTGACTGGGGTATTACAGATGGATCTCTAAAAGTATTAGCGAATGCTAAATCTATAAAGTATGATGGTACTACAATAAAACCAACTAAATCATTAGGAGGTCAGTCTAGTAATGGTTATGTTGCTAATGGAGCAATAGTAATAAATAATGATGATTTCTATTCAGCGTTACTTGCTAAATACTATGGTTTATATGTTGAAAATGGTGTTCAATCTGCTGCAGTAGAAAGTGCAAAATATGCAGGGCCGAGCAGTCCTTGGTTAACGAATGGTGACCAGCCTTGGTATAATGCTGAAGCAGTAACCATTGGTGATAAAGTATATTATAATTGGGTATGGGATAATATTAGAACCGCAGGAGATGGTGAAGTAGATAAGACTGATGCAAACAATGTTAGAAAATATGGTCCTCATGGAATATGTTCTATATTTAAGAGTGACAACATGATTGCTAACATACCATTAGCAGTAAGTACTTCTAGTTACAGATATGTTAATTCAGTTGCTTTGTGTAACATGAAGCAAAGTGTAAATGCATATGGCGGTAATTCTTACTCTGCTATACAAAATTCCGTATATATTACTACAGGGGCTAGTGCTGAATCTAGTATTTCCACAGTACTATGTTATGGTGGAGATACTTATCTAAACATATTTGATTATAATAACTGTATGTTTAGTTATAATACAGATGATTATTATAACAATAAAGCCAATAGATT